CCGCCGGGATGCCGGAGGATTGCTTGTTGTTGACGAAGTTAGATAACATCTACTTCGGAACGAACCTGTTGACTGACCACATCCAAGCCTCTGTTTTGGATTTGACAGGTGTAACTGGTGACGACGTTACGCGCGTAATTATGAAGTTCAACGGCGGAACGCAGGTTGTCGATCACGACAGCTACGCAGCGGTTGTTCGCACATCCTAATTGAATCGGGGAGGGGCTTTAAATCCCTCCCCACAATTCCTCTAACTAATGGCTTGTAGCATTACAATTTCAGGGCGTTCCTTCCCCTGTAAAGACAAAATCGGAGGAATTAAGCGTGTATACATCGCACCGTTCGACGCAAGCGAATGGGGTTCAATTACTTCTGGCGTAATTGCCGGAGCGGGTGCAGATGGAGACGGCGCTACCGTTGTCGATTTCTACGCTTTCGAATTGACGAAGAACAGCGGTTCATTCCAACAGACGGTTACGGCCTCCGTTGAGAACGGTACGGTTTTCTTCTCTCAAGTTGTTGAATTGACTATGCCTAACTTGGGCGCTACGGATAATACGGAAATTTACGACTTGTTGAAGAGCCGTCTTTCTGTTATTGTAGTCGATAACAACGACAATTATATTTTGATGGGTCACACCACCGGAGCGGAAGCCACCGGGGGAACCATCGGAACGGGAACCGCGAAGGGAGACCTCAACGGTTACCAAATCCAATTGACAGCGGAGGAGGCGATCCCTGCACCGTTCGTTTCTTCAACGGACACATTGCTCGACTTCAACGCTGGAGACTGATTTCATTTTTGTTTGGTTCAAAGGTTACAGGACGGGGGAGGGCATTAGTCCTCCCTTTTCTTTTTCGATATGATTACACTCGCTCCAAATAGTTCCGACGAACAGTTTATTTACCTCACGCTTCAAGAAGCGAAGAAGGACTTCGATGCGTTTGACGATTACCTCGTTATATTTACCAACGTGGCAAGTCAAGACACGATCTCTATGATTGGTAACGTGGTAACCGATAATGCGCGGTACACGAAGTTGAGTGTATACACGAACCAACCGCTCGCCATTTCGGGGCGTATCCTGCTTACGGAAACGGGGCAGTATTCATACGCTGTATACGGGCAGAACTCAACCACCAACCTCGACCCTACTGATGCGGTCGTTGTTGGTTTAATTGAGCGCGGGACGCTTACGGTAACCGGAGAGACCGGGTACGACATTCCTTCTATATCCATTCCGGATAACGTTATCTATTACCAGTAATGGAAATTCTACAACTCAGCAAATACGAGGAGCGATCGTATCGCGAAACGCCCAACCGAGAAGGGTTCGTTAATTACGGCGACGATAACCTCTTCCCACAATACCTGGTAGATCTCTACCACTCTTCCGCCACTCACAACGCTTTGGTTACGAGTATCGCGATGATGATATTCGGCGAAGGTTTCGACGCTTCGGATTTGGAGGGTCGTTTGGCGTTTGATCAATGGAACTTAAACGACGAACTCCGCAAGGCTTGTTTGGATTTCAAGATTCAAGGCGGCTTCGCCCTTGAGGTGAATTGGAGCCTCGACCGTACTACCATCGCAAACGTATCTCACTTGCCCTTCGAAAACGTCCGTAGCGGCTTCGTAAACGACGATGAGAAGGTTGAGTCGTACTTCTACTCGAAGGACTGGAGCGATAAGCGAGAGCAACCCGTCGAGCTTTGCCCTTTTAACGTGAAGGAGAAGTTGGATCACCCCACGCAGATTATGTACGTGAAGCCGTTTTCTCCGGGTTCATACTACTACCCAAAGCCCGACTATATCGGTTCGATTAACTACATCGAACTCGATAAAGAGATTTCTATTTACCACATTAACAATATGCAGAACGGGATGTCGCCCTCGTTCTCTATTCACTTCAAGAACGGTATTCCACCGCAGGAGGAGCGCAACCGTATCCGGATGGACATCGAGCGG